GTCATAAACCTTCCAATTTGTCCTCCAGCAGTTGTTGTGATAATACTGCCTTCGGTGGTGATGTCACCTGCACCTATATTCATTGCTCCACCATCACTTAAAACAACATCATCCAACCAGGCATTTAATTCAGTATGTTCAGCGGATTTTAAATGGTAATATTCATTTGCTTGTCCACCTTGTAAATTTTGTAAATCTTTATGGTCATAAGTAGATAAATCAGTTAAAGTTATTGAATGAGGATTTCCTGTAGTTACTTGAGAATGAGCGTAGGCTACATCTAATAATGAACCATCAGCAGAAATATCTCTACCATCTATAGTTATGTCGGTGTCTACTTCTAAATTTGTTTTCAATGTTCCATTATTAATTACATCGAAAACTTCCTGACCTTGAGTTCCAGTGATAGCAACTATAAAATAAAAATCTACATTAAAAATAGTCCAATCAGTGCCCCCATTTACAGTATAAACCCAAGTTCCGTCAGCATAAAGGTCAGCAGAAATAGCAGAGTACATTAGATAACTATAAGAAGAAGAACCTCCATCATTTTTCTGTTTTGCAACAATAGCATAAGATTCTCCTGCTGTTACATTTACCCCCGAAAAGTTTAAAGTAACTTCTGCATCTGCCCCAGAATCAGGAGTATTTTCTTTTAGTATCGTTTGTGTTCCTAAAATAGTTGATGTAGGTTTTCCATTTATATCTACAGTCCTAATCTCTACTTCAAAATCATCATAACCAGATAAAGAACTAACATTCCTTTCTAACCATAATTTAACACTATCTAAAGTACCTGTTTTATCAGCTACAAAAGTTTGGGCATCGTAATTGTCTCCCCAAGTGCTAGAAGTGGATGCCCCATCACTATTATTAGTTTGTGAAGGTGAAATTATATTTATAATTTTTTGTAAAATAGTATCTGTATTTTGGGTATGCAATTTAGTATGGTCGTATGTTATTTCGTGAGTAGATATGGCAGTAGAACCTTTATCATCGTTTATTACGGATAACGTTTCATCAGCACCGTCATTATTTTCTGTTAAGGTTATTCCTGTACCAGCTATTAGTTTACCGTTAAGATAACCAGCAGTAGTGTCGTTGGAACTAACTTTAGATTTAACATCTGCTTTGGCTTCTATAGCTGCCTGTATTTCTTCTAAAATTCCTGCTGTAATTAACATTTGAACTGCATTAGCACTGGCATGTGTTTTGGCAGTAGTAGATTCTTGTGCTCTTGTGACTGTAAAAATATTTCCACTTACCGCAGTTACCTTTAAAATTTCCATATTACTATCGTCACCAGGGTCAGAATAAGAAGAACTATTCCAAATAGTAATTAAAAAATCTCCAGTTACAGGAAATTTAGCAGCACTTGCGACAGTTAGAGTCGTAGCCCCTGCTGTTATAGCACTAGATAATGTAGTTTTTGCGTTGTTTTTAAGTAAAAACATTAGTCTCTAAGTTTTTTGCCTCTTATTTGTAAAGAAACTTTTAGCCCTCTTTCCATTGTTACTAAGGGAGCATATTCAATTATTATACTGTTAGAAGTATTAGGTAGAAATCCTTCTGGAGCTCTTATTACTTTTGCTTCTTCGGAAATTTCTTGCGTAACTTTGTCAGTTTCTCTGTCTATTTTTTTTAGTTCGTAAGTAAATCTAACTAATTCGTAAGGTGTGTCATTTAAAAGCCAAAAATTAAAAGTTTTTACATCGCCAGCATCTACAATTCCTAAGTTTATTTCCGCATTTTCGACTTCATCAGTTAAATTTTTATCTTTGAACATTCGCATACTCTTTTACTCCTTACTTCTTTCTTTTGACTTATTTTATTTTTATAATATTTTTTCCAATAATCTCTGTTGTAGTTTGCTCGTAGATTACATTGATTACATAGTGCAATTAGATTCTCCTCTTTACAGTTTAATTTATCGTAGTCTATGTGGTGTATTGACAAAACTTGACCGTAAACTATTAAATGTTCTTCTTCGGTAATGTTACAACACTGACACTCATAATTGTCTCTTTTACGAATTTGTTCTTTTAACTTATCATTAAATTCTAGAGGATAAGGAAATTTAGATAGCCCTCCTTTATAATTAGCAGCTAATTTACCAACTCGAAATTTACTTTTGTTCATTTTTTAATAATTTATCAAGTAATTTACTTTGTTTCTCTTGAACTTCTAAAGTTTTCAATTGCATTGCTTCATCAATAACTATTTTTTCTTCTTTTTCCATAGTTTCCTCAAGCATTGCCCTTGTAAGTTTAACTAGTTCTAATTTTCCTTGAACTCTTTTTTTCTTACGAATCCAAATTCCTTTACTGTTCTTTCTTGCAATTCTACGAATTACACTCCATGTTACTCGGAACGCCTGAGAATCGTTTCCATAAGTTGCAAAAGCTTTGTTAAAGATTTTAAGAAAAGTTTTTTGTAAATCTGCTGACATGTTCGATTTTACATTTACAGGCAAATCTGTCACGGTTTTATAAGGTGCGGTTATTAAGTCTTTCTCTGTACTACTAAAATCAAATTTGTCTTTTTTTATTGTATCATCTAACTTGTCTTCAGAAATAGGATTTCCATTCTTATCTTCAGTTTTCTTTTTGAAAAATTTCCTTTGTCTTTCATCTTCCTCAAAAGTAACATCTCCTTCTCTATTGTCTGTAATGTGAGGATACATTGTAACTTCAGTACCTTCTTTAGCTTCTTTTTCTCTCCTCTTAACTTCGATAGAAAAGTCTACTTCTCCAACTAATTCGCAATAAGTTTGGTCAGATAATTTTCCATGTTTCCAAAGCAACCTTAATTCTTGTTTAAATTGAGTAGTCATAAATCCAGTCATAGGAGAAGAAACTATTTTATACTCTACATTTTTATACTTAACGTTGGTTTTATTTTCTTTCCAAATCAGTAACATCAACACATTTAATATTTTTTTAAAGTCTTTAACTCCTTTTTTAACTTCCTCAACAAAAACTTTAGGATTTAAAATACTTTCCTTACGAGAATCAGTAACAGCTTCAGCAATGTCTATAAATCCTAAACTTGATAAAACACTCTTTTCTGCTGTAGAAAATAATTCTCTCTTAAAAATAGTAGTTAAATCTGGAATAAGATGTTCTAATTTTTCATCGTAGTTGGTGACTCTCATTGTAGATTTAGTAGTTTTATCTCCTAGTTTTGCAGCTTTTAGGTCATCCATTAGTGTTTGAAATTGGGCTAAAGTTTCAGTCAATTCTTTTTGACCATAAGTTTTAATTTTATTTATAGCTAATGCCTCTGAACCTTTTCTGACTAAAAACATATAAGGTATGATTTGCTCAAGAATTTCATTCTGTCTGTTCTTCAAAGATTCTATAACTTTATAATTAAAAAATGTTCCTCGTTTAATAAGATAAGGAACAGGATATTTGTCATGAATCCTTCCATAAGGATTTGAAAAAATGACATCTTTATTTAATTTATTTGCAGCAATCATTTTACTAGTTATGAAATAATTGTAGCTTAATAAACTTAATTGGTTTGTTTCTTTATTTTTTTCTTTGGCATAAATGCTGCCACCATCCAGAAAAAATAATCTGGTAGGTAATCGTATACCATCTATTCTTTCCCATTTACCTAATTTTAAAACAGGAAAAGAAGAAGCTTTCCATCTTTCTTTATAATACTCCTCTGCTACTGCATCTATTCCAGGCATAATCTTACCTAAATACTCTATATTAACAGTTTTAAGCCATTTTTTTAAAATTGCATTTAGCCCATCACTATTAGTTTCAATGCCATAATTAACAGAAGCACTCTCTACAGAAAAATCTGTTAAAACATCTATAAGTCCTGTTACGTCATTTTCTAACATTAATTTAATTGAACTTACTTGACCATGAAAGTCAGTAGGTACACTTATCTTTTTTGCTAAAGATGCCAAAATGTAATTTAAAAAAAGTTCAGTATCCATAATTACTTACTCCTTACTTTTATGTTTAATCATCAAAACTTCTTTCCCACGATTTTTAAAAAATTTAAATCCATTTGTTTCTAAAACTTCTTTCAAAGGATTAGTTCTTTTTATTTTAATAAATAAATCTATTTTTAAATCTTCTAAACTTTTTAGAAGTGTATCTCCAGTTTTTAAATCATCACATAAAATCTTAATATACTTTCTATCTCTGTTATCGCTATAACCATTTATAACTAATACTCCTTTATCAGTATAAACTATCAAATCTCCTTTATCTAACTCTTCAAATAAAACTTCTAAATTTGATTTTATAAAAAGACGTTGATTGTTTTTCGTTAGATAAAAATCAGCATAAAAATCTATAGAGTTATCTAGTATCGTTTTTACTTTCTCTTTTTCAGTTTTAGTTAGTTTAGATTTTAGTTTCATATTTTTCTTGACTGTAGGGGGAAGAAGTTCTTCCCCCGACAGATTAATATCAATTTACAGTCTAGTCAACTAGTGAACTAGCATCGCACCATGCGATTCCCTTAGGATTTTTTATACACATAACAACTGATTGATAACCATAAATCCCAAAACCTAAAACGTTAGAATGAACATCACTAAAATTCACATGCTCTGGTACACCACTAACCCAAAGGGCTCTTTGAGCATTATCTACATCTGCACCCATTAATTTTGCTATAGCAGGGTCTATTCTACGTCTAACGAACTGAATAGGTTTACCTTCAGAAATTCTAGAATTTCTAGCTATTAAAATAAAATGGCTGGTATCTAACAACGATGTTTCTAAAGCTCTTTCTCCATCCGCAGTATTGGTACTAGCTTGAAGCACTTCAGCTACTTTACCAAAAACCTTCAAAACTTTAATACCAAGCTCTTCCAACTTTCTATTTAAAGTAACATTATAATTAAAAGTAGCAGCTTTATCTTTATCATAAGTATCTATTTTACCTTTAACGTTAGAACCACATAATAGAACATAATTGTCACCATAATCTTCAAGGGCTTGTTTAGCCTTAATTATAACATCATACAAATCATCACCCGAAGTTATAGATATTTCAGTTCCACCAACTTCATTATAAGGGAAAACAGCATTAGTAGGGGTTAAAATAGCATCTAAAATAGATTTTAATTCTCTTTTATCCATAGCCCTAGTAATAGACTCTTTCCTTCTTGATAACGCATCAGTATCAACTTTATTAAGAATGTCTTCAACTAAAATATACTCTTTCTTAGAGTTATAACCAGTAAAAGACAATTCAACGTCAACTAACGGAGTTCTTTTAATAACAATAATTTTTCCATCAGAATTAACTTGTAGTATTACATCAGCAGTTTCGTCTAGATTCTTGATTCTCCAAGCGTGCTCACCAGGTGCAGCAGTAAAAGTATCAGCTATTTCACTTAACTCTAATGCTACAGGAAGCTGAGTGTTGATTGGCTCGCCAATCAATCTAGCGATTTTTCTTTCAACTCTTTCGTATTCATTTTCCATGATTTTTATTCCTTTTAGGCGTTTCGTTTCTTTCTCCCATACGCTTTATCATCTATTTCTTTAGCTTGTTTATCTATCTCTTCATCTTTTGCATTGGGTTTCTCTCCAACAACAAGAGTATCATTATCTTTTGAGCCTCTTAACATATCATTTTCTTTTTCTAACTTAGCTCTCTCGAATTTATCTTCATTTAGAATGTCTTCGTCAGACAATTCTTTCGAATACTCTTCGCCAAGTTCGTCTTTACGACTAACTATAAGTTGAGCATTTTCTTTGTAAAGACTTATCTTTTTTTCGCTATTCTCTTTTATCTTTGTTATCTCTTCTTTCAAAGAAATAACTTGAGAACCGGTTTTCTTTACTGCGGAAATAAGAGTTTCCTTTTTCTCTTTAATTTCATTTAATTCTTTCTTTAATTCTTTAATTTTTGTAACTGCTTTGCGAAGAATTTTAGTAGATTTTACTACTTTTATTTCTTCGACAGGAATTTTTGATTCCTCTATTGCTACAGGTGTTTCGCTAGATGCTTCTTCAATGTCTTTTATTACTTTTTCAGCAATAACAGGAATAGCTATTTCTTTTGGTTCTTCAGTTGTAGTTTTATCTTCTATTGTTTCCTCTTTAGCAGTTTTTGTTTCTTCTTTGGCTACTGGCTCTTCTGTTGAAGTTTCGTCTTTTGCCTCTTTAGTAATTTTTACTTTCTCCGTTGTTTTTTCTTTAGGCTCTTCAACCTTTTCAACAGTTTCTTTTTGAGCTTTTTTGGGCTCTGCCTGAGATTTCTCAGGTTTCTTATCTTCAACTACTTCTTCAGTCTTTTCAGACTTAGTTTTCACCTTCTCCTCAGAAGAAGGCTTTTCTTTTAACTTTTCAGTCTTTGTGTCTTCTTCTTTTACTATCTTTTCAATTTCTTTAGGTATCACCATTTCTTCTTCCCCTCCTTCTTTCGAGGATTCCGTATCCTTTTTCGGTTCTTCTTTAGGTTTTTCAACAAATTCATCTATCTCTGAAATTTGCTTATATTGTTCCATTTTAGCTCTATTAAAAATAAACTTTAACTTGCAACTAGGGCATGTTAAAGGTGTAACCTCCATTTTTGAACTCCCTTCAACCGAAACGCTATTGCTACATTGTGGACATGTAGCATGTCCTATAAAAAGAAAAGTCATTTTGTCCAGTAATTCCGACTTTTCTTCTTTACTAAATTTAATTAGATAATCTTTGGTACAGCTTTGGCATTTAATTTTAGCTGCTTCTTCTGTATTAGAAACAATTAACCAATTGTCTATTTTACAAGCTGGACATAACATTTTAAAATTTTTGATTTGAGGAGGATAAATCATAACTCCTGCCTTATTAACAATTGCAAAACAACTAGGACATTTAATATTAGTTTGTTCGGCAGATTCAAAATCTTTTTCACAATTAGAGCATCTAATTACTGGAAGTTTGTTTTGTTCTTCTAGCATTTTTTGATAATTTTCTTCTACTTCATTTTTAAAATGATTTTGATTCGCCACAATAATCTCCTTATCTTTGTATTTGGAAGCATAAACCATACAACTTTCTGTAAGCTGTTTAGCAAGTTGGGACTTTGCTATTGCTAATACTTTAGCATCCCGAAATGCTGGGGTTACTCCCTTTTCTTCAAAAATTAAAGCTCCTCCTGCTATTTCTATTTGTCGTAATTCTTCTGTGCCATTTGGAAATATTTTTCTTTTATTTTCAGGACTCCAAATCTCAAAACTTGAAGATAATTTACCTCTATTCTTAAATGCTTTAACTTTCTCCCATAATTTAGGATAAATGCTTTTAAAAAATATTGCATAAGCTATGGCTTTTTTCTCTTTAAGAATGAATTTATAATCTATATAAACACCCACAATTAAAGTTCTTTTGTGGTTTACATTCATAGATTTGCCTACAATTTGAGGAAATTTCTTTTGAAGTTCTGCTGAAGAAATCATATCGCCATTGTCATTGGGTTGGTCAGTAAACAAATAAATAGTTTTTATTAATCCCAAATCTCTAGAACCTTCAGCTAAAATCCCTCTCTTTTTAGCAGAAGCAATTAAATCACTTTTCTCTTTACTTGCTCCTTCTAAAAGTTCTATTGTACCCTTACTTTCAAAATCTTCCAAAAACTTTATAACTTGATTTCTTTTTAAATTCAACATGTTATTTTCCTCCTATTACAGTAAATCCAAGGCAATAAGTATTGGCGTTAAATCCTTCTTTCCAATTACTAAAGTATTGTGCTCAAAATCTATTCTTTTCTGAGCCTTTAAATTATAATTATATTTCGTTTCTATTCCTTTTCTCCCATAAATTAAACTATTAAAATCAAATTCGTGAGATTTTCTTCCAGTTATTAAGGTATCTCTTTTAAATTCAAATTGTTTCCTAGCATTTACTAAATAAGTTAAACTAAAATCTTTTCTAACTTTTGAAATTAAATTAATTCTCTGAACAACGTCAAATGATTTCTTACCAAATAAATTATAGGCAAGTATGAATTCTTTCAATTTTTTTGCTGTAATTATGTAATTAGTTTCAAAGTCAAAACTCTTACGAGCAGTAATAATAAAAAACTCCTCAAACTCAAAAGCTTTCCTAGCAGTTAGTAAAATGTCAAAAGCAAAAGGTAAAATAAGACCTATTTTTTTAGTAGGTTCTCCACCAGTAGGAACTTCAGCCACTACTGCTAAAGGTATACTATTAAATTGAACTGAATTAAATGTTGCTCTATTCATTTTTTAAGGATAACTTAATACTTCTTCTGCTCTTCCTACAGATTCTCCTCCTGCATCTGAACCTGTTCCGTCATTACTATTTTGACTCAAATCTTTAAAAGTTTTTCCATGAATTGTTATTCCATCTGGTACTTCGTCTAATGGCAAATAAAACTGTAAATTCGATGGTCTAATTTGCAAAGGCATCCTTTTAATTTTAGAATTTGATAATAAAGAAATCTCAGGAAGGGATAGCACTGCATCCCAAATCGCTATTTCGTTCATTATGCCAAGTGCCCGAAACCCTCCTGTATCATATTGTCCTATATAAGCATTTCTGCTTGAAGTTGCTGGATTCATTAATGTCTCCGAATTTGAATAACTACATTCTACTCCATCTACGAAGATTTTCCCTACTGTTCCATCTTTTTGAAAAATTAGATGATACTCTTGGTCAATGGAAATTACATTCGCAACTGTTCTTGATTGTTTAAATGTGCCAGATGTATTTACATACATATATAAACTATTAGTTGGAGTTTGAACTACCCCACAATAATAACCATCAACCGAAACCAGACTTCTGCAAAACAGCACCCTGGCTCCAATAGGACTCGTTGGCTTTATCCTCATAGATATTGTAAAATTTTGAGCGACAAAATCTAAACTAGAATCGTTTCCGCAATTTACATTACCATCTGTTCCGTCTAAGTGTATCATAATTTTATTCCCTTATTATTGCCATTACCATTTCTGCATCACTTGTAGCATCATCAGTTCCATTAGTTCCATTGGCATCTCTCGCTATTTTTATTCTTAAATAATCTCCAGCAGATAAACTATCTTTATTAGTTAAAGTTATTGTAGCTATTCTTAAATAGCCTTCAGTTTGATTATTGGCTAAAGTATGTTGAATATAATTTACAGTATCGTAACTATCCGAGTCTATGTCGGCTGCATCTGAATTTGGAGTTAATTTCATTACATAAGCTTCCCAAGTTATGTCATTTACACCTGTTTGTGTGGAAGCCATTGTAAAGTAAACATCTACATAAAGTACCCCTGCTCCATAATCATCGTCTAAAATAAATTCCCAAGTAGCACTTTCATCTGTAGTAGCATCAAATAATAATCTCCAGTTATTTTCTCCTCCGTCTATTCTTGCAGGGTTAGATGAAGGTAATTTTGCTTGTTGAGGTTTTAAAGAAAGATTTATTTCTGCACCAGCAGCAGGAGGAACTGATTTCCATTTTCCTGTACCAGAATCATAAGTTAATACATCTAAATCTGAAGGAGTTCCACTATCAAAAGCTACATTTGATAAATCTTCTATATTTTTACTACCAAAATCAGTATCAAAATCACTGCTACTATAATGACTCAAATCTAAATGAGTTCTAATATCTGCTGCTGTAACTTCATTAGGTTGTCCAGAATCTAATACAGTATCACTATTTTGAGTATGTTTTAAAGTAACTGCCGATTCTATATCTGCACCAGCAGAAGCAATGTCGGCAAATTGATTTATATTTCCTGATTTAAGAGCTAAATCAGAAGTATCGGTTATACCATGAATACTAGTAGTATCTGATTCATGAGTACTTAGGTCAGTATCTAGTGCATAAATATCATGAGTGTGAAGAGATGTATTTCCTCCTGCTACTAATGTATTTAATTGTGCTCCTGTCGCAGTAGTGTCAGAATGAGAAACTATAGTATGAGCTTCTGCATGTTTTAATGATACCGCAGATGCTAAATTTACTTCTGTTTGGGTATAAGTATCTAATAAAGTTTTATTAGCATGAGTATGTAATTGAGAATGGTCATAAGTAATTTCATGAGCAGCTACGCCTCCGCTTGCAGCATAAATAAATGTATCAGTAGTTAAATCATAAATAATTGATTTAGCATCGTCACTAGCAGTAGGGGCAGCTATCGCTTTTCCTCTTATTTTAACTACGCTATTAGCAGTTGGACTTCCTGTAACATCTCCTGCTAAATCAGCAGTGATATTCCTATTTATTTGAGTAAATTTTATCGAGACTAATTCTTTTTCTACAAATTTAATTTTTATGTCTTTCTTCATAATTGATTCCTATTGGACTTTATTTTTTAACTTCTAGTATCTAAAACTGGTTTCCTAAAATTAATTCTTCCGAACAACAAAACATCTTGATTACTATCATCATCTAAATAACTTATTTCATAATAATGGCTTCCTGATAAATCAGTATCAGAACTTGATAATGATATTAAAGTTTCTCCAAGAGTAGCATTTGAATGACTAGTTATTGTTTTCTTTATTTTTGCATTTGCATCTGAATCTTCCATATTTTCTTTAACATAGAAATACACAGTCCAACCTGTAAGGTCTATAGCTATTCCGTTTTCTGTAAAAGTTAATTCGTATTGGTGAGTGGTTTTTGCAAAAATTTCTAAATTTTCATATTCGGTCATACTATCTCCCTATGTGTAAAAAATAAGCACCAATGGTTTGTATCTACTTTTTCTGTACTTATATTGCAAATTTCTTCTTTATAAAAATCACACTTACTACAAGCTTTATCATCTGTTATTTTATGTAAACGAACACATTGCTTACAAATTATGTCATCTTTAGATTTTTTTCCGCAATTTTCACAAACGTCTAATTTCATATTAATCATATTGAATTAATCCCATAATTCCTATTCCTATGTTTGTCATTAATATTAACTCACGAATTTGCTGTTCTTTAGTCATGGTTCTAGGATAAATAACTTCTGAATTAGGTAACTTCTTTTTTATAAAATCTGGTTTAATTAAAATTGAAGCAATTAAGGCTATTTTATCTAAAGTTACGTTATCGGGTGTAGGGTAAATTGCAGTAGTCTCTAATTCATAATCATTTTCATCGCTGCCAAAAATAGAAATCCAAGATAATGCTGCTCTAATATATTCGTTTAATTCGGCAGTTGAATATTTTGAAAATGTAAAATTTACCTCCAAAATATCACCACTAGTCCAACTTCTAGTAACAGTTATTTTGCCAGTAGTAGAACTATAAGAATAAGACTCTCCGCTTGCTAAAGCACTTCCTTCTACAAGAACTTCTGTAATTGTAATGTTACTAGTGGCTATAGTAAAAATGTTAGAAGTAGTGTATTCAAATACTTCGAAATCAGTAAGGGAGAAATCTTCTATAAGTGCTCTGATTTTTTCTCTTAATTTTGTAAGCATATTTATTTCTCCTTAATTAGCTCATTGCCCCTTCTCCCCATTCTTGGGCAGGTGGGGGAGTAGAATTAAAATCTTTTTTGAGCCATTGGGCAGTGCTAAAAACTTTATAAGCATTAAATAAATGGTCTCCGCTTTCGCTAACACATTTATAAATCTTTCTTGTTCCTGAAAGTTTAACCATTATGACTGAAAACTGAGAATCAAATTTATAGTCTTCGGGAATTTTAATTCTACCAGCATAAAATAAAGTTTCTAACCTTTGAACTGAAAACTCAGACATGTATTCTCGTCTATAAACTGGTTCTCCCTTCTCTATCACGATGTTTTTATTTTCGTCTAATTCAAATCCAACTTCAATTTTTTTAGCTCCAGAATAATAAACTAAATTATCCATAGGATATTTTTCTGCAAAGTGGTCATAAATAGCCCTACCTTCTCCATCTCCACAATCAAAACCAATAACATTTGCTTGAAGTTTTATAATTAAGAAATCTAAAATTTGTTCTTTTTCGGGAACAGTTAAATTATACAAAACGATATTAAAAATATAATAATACTTATCCTCTATTTCAGAGTGAACAACTATTTCCATAGTTTTTAAACCAGCATCAGTGCTTATAAAAATTCTTTCAGCGTTGCTTGGTCTTTCAACCACTAATGTATTTCTAAAAAACGGATAACGCTCTTTGGTTATTTCAAATCTTTTAATTTCTTGTTTTTCTAAATAACATAATTTGCGAACTCTAGCCATGTCTATTGCAGTAATGGAATCTTCAACAACTTCGCCTTTAACAAATACACGATAACCAATCGAATCTTCTCCACCATAATGTTCTAATCTATCTTTCTTTTCTTTTTCATCCCAAAAAGGATTTACAAATTGAGGAAGATTTATTACATGTTTTCTATTTTCGGGAGCAGTGACCATCTTTCCTGCTGGACTAAAAGTAGTGTAATTGCACATTCCAGAAACTCTAAAAACTGCTCCCAATTCTGAAAGAGCATCTTTTCTCTTCTTAGCTACTTCTTCACTCTCTAAACTAAATTCTTCAATTAGTAACTTTTCCACGTGTTTACCGTACCATTGTCTACCAGGATTTTTTGAACCTATGTTAAAATTTACACTATTAAGCTTATAACCATTTTTAAGTTGAAATTTATAATCAGGAGCACCTGTTATTCTCCGTTCCCATAATTTACAAATAGGGTGATTCTGAAAAGCTGCTTTAACATCGTCAAGCACTTCTCGTATGTGAATAAGGTCTACACTAGAAAAAGCAGTTTTAGTAAAATCGTGAGTTAGCATATCATTCACCAAATCTAACTTCTCCACAATTAAAGTTTTTCCGAACTTTCTTGCCCCTGGACAGTAAATATCGCCCACATTTTTTCTAAGTTGAAATTCTTCTTTTTTACTTAAATTATGTAATTTCGCAGTAGCCGAAAAAGAAATTAAAGATTCATCTGAATACAATGGATACTGATAAACTCTAATTTCTCCAAACTTATCTTTAGAAAAATAACCTAAATTATCAAAGTCATGAAACAAAGTTTCTAAAAGACTTTTCGGAGTATTCCATTGCTCTAAAAAGCAAATTTCTTGTTCTGTAATTTGTTCCATAATTTTTTAGGATTTTAACTTCAACAGGAATGTAATTGGAAGGTAAACTTAAACTTTGGTAGGATTTATTTTTCCTTTAGCGAGGTTTCCTAATACTTTAGCGCTCATTAATTCGTTGTAATGTTGTTTCCAATAATCTCTGTTATAATTTGCTCTTATGTTGCAATTACGACAAAGAGCCAATAAATTAGTTTCTTTACAATTTTTCTTATCATAGTCTATGTGATGGACACATAAAACTTTTCCAAAAACTATAATGTGTTCCGATTCGGTAATGTTGCAATTTTGGCATTGATAGTTATCTCTTTTGCGGATTTTTTCTTTAAGTTTATCGTTAAATTCTAGAGGATACGGAGCATAACCGTTGCCATCTATGTAATTTGGGTTATTTTTGCCAAATCTCAATTTAAACGAACATTCCCAACATCTTGTAGCGATAGGGACAATTCTTCTTTCGCAATCTATACATTTATTATTATTAGTTTTGCCATGCTTGTAGTTGGGGTTATTTTTACCTTTGCTATTTAAAGTTCCTATTCTATGCTGTGCTTTATTTGCACAAGAATGACATCTGCTATTTCCATAAATAGCAGAATTATAACTTATTTTTTTACCACAGTCTATGCATTTGCTATTGTGAGTTCTACCATCAATGTAATTTATAGCTTCTTTACCTGATTTACAAAACTCTTTACAAGTTCTTCTTTTAATGTCAAATTTTTTTAAGTATTTGATAACCGTAGTACGAAAACATTTAGTTTCTTTAGCAATTTGAATTGTAGATTTTTTGTTTTTAATGTATTCTTTTTTAAGAAAACTTTTAGTTAAAATTTTAGATACTTTGTCCCAACTTTTTTTGCCCAACATCCTTATTTTAATACCATATTTATTTAAATGGTTATAAATAACTCTATGACTACAGTGTATTGTTTGAGCAATTTGATGAATCGATTTCTTATTTTTATGATGCTCTCTTTGTAAAAATTCTCTAGTTAAAATCTTAAAAGATTTCTTTTTTGCTTCGCTTAAAGTTCTTATTTTGATATTGTATTTACGTAAACATTTACGAACAGTCCTAAAACAGCTGTGACTTTCTTTGGCAATCTTTACCATTGATTTTCTATTTTTTACATATTCCCCTATAAGAAATTTTTTAGTTAGAATTTTCTTAATTCTTTTATTTTTATTCATTTTTACCTTTATAAAATTTCTCTTCTAACCACAATACATAATCTGCACTTGTACCTAACACTAACGACACTTCTTCCTTAGTAAGTTTACCTTTATGGTATAATTCCATTAACGGTCTATTATGTAAAATTTTACCACCATTATCAAAAAAAGGACTAATGTGTGGTTCAAAATCTTTGGTTCGTCTTTTCATAAAATAAATTTTTGCACAAAACGGACAGGTTGTTTTGAATTCAAGAGGATGATTATCCCTATAGATTTTAAACTTTTTCTTTACATCCTCAAAATCTTGAAAAGGCGATAATTTTTCCTTATCAGCAAATAACCCTAATTTTTCTTTAAGATTAATTATTTCTGCTGAGTTATCATTAAGGTCTTTAAGCAAACTGCTAGGAGTTATTCCGATTTTTGTGGCTGCTGTATTCCTTGAGAGTTCACCTATTCTAGTTTTATACCTTTCTTCTAATGTTTCTAAAAAAACTAAATGCTCCAAAAGTTGTAAATCGCTTAATTTATTTAAATGAGGATATACAGTCTGATACTCGGTGAATTTTCTTCCTCCTGCATTGCGTTCTTTGGTCGTGAGACCAAGACCTCGGTAACGATAAGATTTACTCATTTTATCCGTGTTTTAGTTTTATTTCTTTTACTCATAAAAAACGCCCTGTTTTAACAGGGCTCATTTAATTTAATTAAAAATTAGGTCAAAATACATTGAAATAGGTATAAAAATAGTAATATACATTTTATACTATAAGTATACCATATCCAACCCTACTTTGTCAAGGTTTTGGCTGTATTATTTTATTTTATAACTACTTGAATAGCTTAATGTTATGAAAAATCGCTAAAAACTTGCATAAAAATAATATAATTGCGGATTGTAAGCGTTTACAAAAGGCTATTTTTATGGTCAGTAATTTATTCCTCTATTCTCTCTATTACTATTTTTCCTTTTCGGGCTTTTATTTTGACTTTTTTGTAGTCATTACCTAAATATTCCCTTAGTATACGACCAAAAGTTTTATGGTAATGTACAGTTCCAAAATTATCGTCAGAATCACAATATCCTTCATCTTCAAATTCTTCTTCCCATTCATTCTCTTTCTTCCACTTTTTAACTCCATCAACTAAATCTTTTTTCGTGATTTTTGGATATTTCTTTTCAAGCATTTATTTCTCCTTTTTACTATTAATTATTCATAAGATACATTCAAATATTTTAACACTTTTCCACATCCTAATTTATTAATACAATAACTCCATAATTTAGGATGGGATTTTTTCATACGCTGGAATTTATTTATTTTATCTCTATGTACACCAAACATACAAAACATACAACCTGTGTTTTTTTCTCCCATATTATAAATTTTAGAATACGATAAATTAAATTGTTTTATGTATTCCCAAATATCACATTCTAGCCAAAAAGCTAATGGTCTTGATTGAATCTTACCTTCAAAAGAATTACAGCCACTACGCAAATATTGAGTTTGCCTTAATCTGCTATCACTAGCCATTGTACCAACATATCCAAACCGATTTTTTTCTTTTTCGTATTTCTTAATAGGTCTTTTTTTCATAACTTCACAGCATCTGTCTGAAATCTTAAAAGGGGCTTTAACAAGAAATTTCCATTTTTCGG